GAGCCGTATTCTTCGATTAGCAATGAATTAAAAGTGTCGATATCCATCGGCCACTGGTGATACGGGTCGATAATATTATTTGAGAAATACACGAGCCAATCGAGATTAGCGTCTCCATAGTATCTCTCCGCAATAGTTCTAGCCTTCATTCCATCCTTAACCTTGTATGGATAGAACGTGTAAACGTTCTTGAAGATAGAGTTAAGAATAGCCACTCTCTCCATAATGTTTATGGCAGAGCTAGAACCATATTGAACGGATGGGAAGTTTCCGAAGTATCTTTCCATTATGATGGTCCTAGTGGAGGCGTCTGAACATTAGAGAAGTCACCCTGCACCGTAGGGGCTCCTGTCGATGAGCCCTGGTCATCTCCACCTCTCCATAGCTCGATCTCAAGAAGTGCGAGGTCGATAACAATTTCAATAGAGGCGTTCGTAGGATAGAATCCTGGACGGTCATTTGGCGAGTGATTCGCGTTGAAATTCGTGATGACGCATGGTTTGAATGCGTAAGTGTAATCGATAACTCCATCCGGCTGATATTTCGGCCAGACAATGTGTGGATATTTGAAGAAGCCTCCCGAACCAAGAGTCAGAAGCTCCGGGTACATCATCTTTTTAAAGGTTCCAATAATCTTCTTAATCGTATCACTCTCTTCCTGAGACTTAGGAGCGAGTCTCCACTGGAAATGGTGTGGCTTAAACGATGGTCCCTTTAGAGCGACGGTTAGAAATGGATTATCTGCCAGACCAGCGAGCTGAAGAGCAGAATCGGTTAGACCCTTTTCCCCGAGAAGACTCTCGGTGGACTTAGCAGCTTGAACTGCTTTATTTACGGCCCAACCAGAAGCCGCTTCTCCAGAATCATGAGCAACGTCAGTTCCGAATTGCTCGAGGTCCTTACCAGTAACTGCTCCAGTCTTTAGATACTGAAGTCCACCATCATTCATCATTCGAGCTCCGACCTCTCCAAGGATATGACCCTCTTGAGTATCGTAGTTGATAGTGTTCTGATCTCTCATGTTGTTAGGAATAGGAAGACAGATGTAATCGGTTAGTCCGGCGCTCTGAAGTCCCTGGAACTGAGTAGGTCTGGTATATTCTTCAAACGCGAAAGTCATATAATATTTTGGGCGGTCATGAGGGAAGTTTAGAATTCCTAGACCACCAGCACCATCGATAGCTTGAGATGGATCGGATGAGGATATTCTTGGTCGGCTTAGGTTAGTATCGCGTGGATCAGACACCCAGTTAGTAAATGGCTGAGCGGCTGTAGCGATTCCTGATGAGACCCAGTCGAAGAAACCTGGCATCGTTTTCCTATAAGTAGAGAGAGCTCTTTTGATTTATTTATAGGCACTCCAATGGCGTATAGAGGCGTCTTTCGGCCACAAAACCCACGTAAATATAGAGGCGATGTGAAGAACATCATCTACCGTTCCCGATGGGAACAGCGTTTCATGTCGTTCCTCGACAGAGATAAAGATGTCCTTGAATGGAGTTCAGAGGAGTTCTTCATCGTGTATCGCTGTAAGACTGATGGTAAGGTACATCGATACTTCCCAGACTTCAAAATCAAGATTAAAACCAAGACCGGTGCGATCAAGACTAAAGTAATCGAAATTAAACCCCATGGGCAGACTTTTCGTCCGGTTAAACCTCAGAAAGTAACCAAGCGTTACCTAAACGAGGCGTATACTTACATGAAGAATAGATCGAAATGGGAGGCGGCTAAAGAGTGGTGCGCTAACAGAGGGTATGAGTTTGAGATCATTACGGAGAAACATCTGCCCGGAGTCTTTGACCTAAATAGATAATGCCAGAAACCAAGCACGCACCAGGATCGGCGGACTATCTATTTCAGCGTATTGCCGCGGGGAAGCCCGAGCGCATGTCTCTCGTTGGATCGAGGAAGATCGAGGCTCGTAAATGGTTTCGAGAAAGAGCGCTCGAGGTAACTCAGGTTAATGCCGCAAAATTCATAGCTAGAGCTAATAATGATAGAATGGTGAACTATCTCAATAAGTCCAATATTGGCCAGATGTTCACATTTCTATATGACGCTAAGCTAAAGAAGAAACTTCCATACTGGGACCGATTCCCTCTCATTTTCATGATTGAGACGTATTCGGACGGGTTCCTGGGGATCAATCTTCACTACCTTCCTCCAACGTACCGTTCTGCGCTAATGGACGCTCTTTATAGAAACCTTAACAATAACAAGAATAATGAGACAAGTCGTCTGATCATCTCTTATCAGATTCTGAAGAGCGCATCTAAATATAGAAACTTCAAACCGTGTGTCAAGAAATATCTTATTAATCACGTCGGATCAAGATACATAAGAATTCTACCGGAAGAGTGGGACATGGCCATGATGCTTCCAACCGAGAGATTTATGAAGGCTAAGAAGACTATCGTCTGGGCTGAGAGTGTTGAAGCTATTAAGAACGAGGACGAATAATGCCATTCAACATTCAAGAATTTAGCTCGGCAATAACCGACAAGGGGCTCATGAGAACCAACAGGTTTCTCGTGCAATTTCCTCTGCCTCCTAAGATTGCTAGCGTAGTTCCTGAAACATTCAATGGATCGACCATCTCTCTCTTCTGTAAGTCTGCACCACTTCCTGGTATTGGTATTCTGACTCAGGACATCTATCGTTACGGATATGGCCCAATTGATCGTAGGCCTTATGGTTCGGTAGTTAACGATATCATGTTCCAGTTCTATGTTGATTCCGAAAATATGATTCGTAAGTGGTTCAGGGCATGGACTCGTTTGATTATGAATCCGGACTCTCAAAAGGGAATTAATTCGACCTGGTCTCAAACTGGACAGTCGGCATATGAGTTCTCCTATAAGGAAGACTACGCAGTCGATGTTAGAATTACTGCATTCGATTCTGAGGGTAACCCTAGAATTTCGATTGTTTTAATCGAGGCATATCCTAACTTCATGGGAGATGTTATTCAGGACTGGGACCATAAGAACCAACACATGATTATGCCGGTAACTTTCACATTCAGAGATTGGTACGAAGAGTCTGTTGGAAGTATTGGAGATCTTATTCCTGGTCTCGGAGGTGGGGACTTGTTTGGACTCGGTGGAACCGGAGGAATTAATGGAGCAACACCGCTCCAGTCATTCCTTAATGTAACATCACAGACCGTTGCAAACATTATTAGATTTATTTAACAGAGCGAGTATATAATGACTCTACCTAAGACTAAGTATCCTCTATTTGAGGCCACTCTCCCATCAACAAAGAAGAAGATTAACTATAGACAGATGCTCGTCAGAGACGAGAAGATTCTCCTCATGGCCAAGTCGTCTAAGGATGAGGCCGATATTAATCGAGCGGTAAAACAGGTAGTGAATAACTGTATATACGAAGAAAATATCGATAAATTCACGACCTTTGATATTGAATATATGTTCCTTAAGATTAGATCCGTATCAATTGGAAATCTAATCGAGCTTGGCTTTATCGACAAAGAAGATGAGAAGGAATACACCTTTGAGATCGACCTAGACAAAGTAAAGATCAAGTATCCCGAAGATGTTAATGCCAATGTTCCAAATGGAGAGGCGTGCGTAATTAAACTCCGTCATCCTCCGGCCGCTCTATTCGATGAGTCACTGGCTGCAGAGAAAGGGAATGACGCTTATGAGTTTATTGCCGCAAAGTGCATCGATAAGATCTTTGAGGGTGATGAGGTCTTTGATTCAGAGGATTATACAGTCGATGAACTCATCGAATATATTAAGGACTTGACGACTCCGGCATATGATAAGATTAAGGCATTCATCGCCTCGACACCACACCTCCACCATGAGATATCGTATAAAAATTCCAAAGGAACAGACCGAAAGATCGTTCTGACTACGCTAACAGATTTTTTTACGTTGCGCTAAGTCATACAAACTTAGAGGACTTCTATCAGCTTCTACACGCTCTCGAGTTCCATCACAAGTATAGAACGGAAGACGTAGAGAACTGGATAGTCTTTGAGAAGGATATCAAGGTACAATTCATCCATCAGTTCCTCGAATATAAGAAACAGCAGGAAAAACAAACCTAAATAAAGAATTAGGAATAGGAGGTACCTGCATGTTTGGCTGGATTAAGAGTTGTTATAAATGGATCGTCGCAAGACTTAAGGATCTATTCTATGGGGCTGGCAATCGTCACCTTGATGCAGGAAGAATCCTTGCCTTCTTTTCTCTTGCTATGATGGTTGGTGCGGAGATATGGAACATGCATCTTCACCTTCCTATCGATCTCGGACCAACGGGTCTCGGTGGAGCGATGGCCGGTATTCTTACCGCCGCCGTTGTTTACATGTACAAAGACAGACAAGCTGACAAGTAATGATTCCAACGATCACCGATCTTAACTCAAATGATAATGAAGCCGTACTCTCGGCTTCCAAAGATGCTGAGCAAATTTCGGTACTGTATCGTAAGTTGGCGAATGACCAGAGGAACATCGAGAAGGCTTATGAAAAGACTCTTTCTCGAATCATGTCTAGAACGAATGCTCATCAGGATACGATGGGTAAGATTCTAGATGCCGAGAACAGCAACTCTAAAGAATCATACATAAGACCAAGAGCTCCTGGAGCCCAGCCATCGGTCAATAAGACTATGGACAGAATTCTGGCTAGACACAATATGCCAGAGGAAGAGGGTTATCACCTCTTCTCTTGGGAGAATGATAACAACAAAGATTTCTATACTCTTGCGCGTCGTGATCCTACAGATAATGATCACGACGAAACTATCTCTCGGATCCTAGCCAAGCAGAGCGTTCAGAATGACGTTGAGCCAGCTCAGGAACATGACGCAGAGGTTTCATCACTTCCAGCTCCAGATTTTTCTGAGAGCCGAGATACGGTGATGAAGACGATTGAAAATACGACGACTAATATCCTAGATGTGCTCAAGCAGATATTCCATTCTGTAAATGACATCACTCAGGGTCTAGATGTGGCCTCTCAGAAGGCCAGAGAAAGGGATATAGAATCCGGCCATGGACTAGGCCATATAGACCCAGATTCCCTCTCAGATGCCCTCTCTAGGGCACTAAAGGATAGGGATAGTGATAAGGATAATAAATCCAAGAAAGAAGATAGCACTATCACTAAGATAGCTAAGATTGCGAAGGGTCTCACTCTTCCAGCTATTGTTGGATCTGCTGGAGCCGCTATCAGCTCTCTAACGACTCATAGTGCTCATACTGAAGGAGGCTTCGATGGTTCGCAACAATCACCAAGTGCAAAGGCTTCTTACAGAAATAGAACTGGTGGAGAGGCTCCAGTCATTCAGGGTCCTCCTCCACTAGTTGGTCAGAAATCAGCCGAGCAGAATGCAGCGCTTCTAGCCGCTACTCTTCGCGCAAGAGGATTTAACAATAAAGAGATAGCTAACATGCTCGCCCAGGCTGAGGATGAGTCTAACTTCCGTCCAAGAAGCGAGAATATCAGCTACTCACAAGCCGAAAAGATGTATCTCCATAACCGTTATCTTGGAAACCAGCAACAGGGAGATGGATACAAATATCGTGGACGAGGTTTAATTCAGCTAACTGGACGAGCGAATTATGAGCACATGAGTAGAGTTCTGGGAATGGGAGATGCTCTAGTTCGTAATCCCGATCTGGCCAATGACCCGAACATCGCTTCTAAGATTGCGGCCGAGTATTTCGTTGAGAAAAAGAAGATGCTTCATCTCAAGAATTACAACGACATCACTTCGGCAACCCGCGCTATTGCACCGGCTAATTTTGCTAAAGAAAATGCCGATAGAGCTAGATTAGCTTCAAAATATAGTGATGCGGTAGTAAATGACTTAGCCGCTCAGGGAAGAGGGCAAATGTTAAATGTTGCATCATCTCAGTCTAACGCTAAGCCGAACGTTGTGGTGGTAAATAACACTAATAATGTTAGTCAGAATGGTGCTGTTAAACAGCCTTCGGGCCCAACAAAACCAGCAATTCCTCCTTCAAGAAGCAGCTTCTGGGATGGTTGGTCTAAATACTTCAGCCTATAAGGAGAGAATATTATGGTACTTTCATTCATTGCTGGCGTGTTAGTAGGTGGACTACTTACTTTCGCTGGAATCTGGGTTTTCCTGAACTGGGTTAATACAGAAATAGAATAAACAAAAGGGAGAGGATGTTGAGTCCTCTCCCTTTCTTTATCCGAAACTGCGTTGATTACGGATTAATCATCTTCTGCCAGCGACTGGAAGAAGTTCATGGAATCATCACCACCATCGTCACTTGCCGTTGTTTCAAAGGGTGAGGACATTTCTTCGGCCTGAGTTCCCATATCAAATGGAAGGTCTTCTTCCTCAGCAGTCCTATTTGCTTGAGCATTAGCTCGAGCGTGCGCAGGAGTTGCCTCATTACCAAGACCAAGAACCTGATCGAGCTTCTTCTTAAGTTCATCGTAGCTCTTGAACTGGTCTGGAGCTAGGACGGCTTGAAGAGAATGACAACTCTTCCAGGTTTCCTCTAGACGATCATCATCGTCCGAGAGAGGCGATGGCTCGTCAAATTCTGACTTATCGTAGTTACGATAACCCTCGACCTGACGAATCTTAAGCTTGAAGTTGGCGCCCTCCCACATATCGAATGGGTTCATTGGCTGCTCATCTTCGAACTCTGGGTTCATCTTTTCGTTGAGCTTGTTGAAGATCTTCTTTCCGTACTTGTACTTAAAGACCTTACCTTCGGCCTCTGGATTAGCCGCGTCCTTAATCACTTCAATATTAGATACGAAGTGAAGACGGCGCTTCTGTTTACGAGCCTGCTTACGCTCAGGTGAGTTATCATCCTGAGAAGCATTCCAGAGCTTACCATTATATTGAGCGACAGGATCTTCCTGTCCAATAGAAGTGAGCGAGTTCTCGATGTACCACTTGCCGGTTGGGCCCTGGAATCCATGATCCCAGTAACGTACGTATGGAGAACTTTCGCCTGGAGGTGCAGGGAGGAATCGAATAACAGCGTAACCGTTGCCTGCTTTATCAACGGTAGGAGACCAGTAGGTCTCATCCTTGGTACGCTCGTTACCTTTTGAGAGTTTTTCTAGATCGCTTGATAGACTATCGAATGCAGCCTTACGATTCTTCTTTAGATCAGCAAAATTTGATGCCATGTATTTTTCCTTGTATGTTCGTATGTTTTGTATAGACGTGTATATCACAGGCATCATAACAAAGAGCAGGTTGGAAGAGCGACTTCACGGCTCATAGGGTGAACTATCCCTAGCATCCAACCTGCATTATTTATATCACATTACTACAGAAATGTCAAGGTAATTATGAAGAATGTGCAAGCGCTAGAGCCTCATTGGCCGACATTTCATTTGATGAATATGCCACAACCCACCAATCGCTTTGACCAGGCTCGAACTGATCAGCCGCTCCTGGATTATCGATACCAAGCTTAATGTGGATACGACGTGGTTGATTTGGTGCTTCGGTCTTATCGTTATAACTGTAGTACTTCGTACTAGTAAGTTCGATCGTCTTAAGGTCTGTACCATACTCAGTACGCGAGTAGCACTTCATTGGAGACCAGAACACCGCCTTGTCGATGTTAGGACGATTCTCTTGACGAAGGTAGATGAGGTATAGTTCACCGTTGACTTCATGAGTCGTGCCACTGTGTTCGACTATTCTCTTAGGAATTGTGATCTCATTATCGAAGTGTAATTCTGCGGTTCCACTTGGAGAATAGCGAGTAAATACTACGTTCTCATTCTCCGGATGATAGTGAGCCATGAACTGATTTTCACAGACAACTCCCAGAGAGACCCGATGACCTCGATCATATTGACTATTGTTAAAAGTCTTCTGTTCATTAACAGACATTTTACCGATTACAGACATTTGGTTTCCTTTTAAAGATTACGCGCTCTCATGGCCATGCAAATGGCGTGCGCCCAATGAGGCGCGTTGGTTTAATGAGAAGCGCTCGCAGGAACCAAGAGCTGCAGATGACGGAATGTCACATCGTCATAAGGTCATGGTCTGCCCATTGAGCATAGGCACGGTAGAATTAACTACCGTGCCTATATTTATATCACAGTAATGTGTCAACTAACTTAATAGTAATCATGAGGGGTTGGATTCTCGCGCCAACTCTTTCACGTTCACTTTCAGTTGACAATTTTAGCTCTTTCGCGAATCTCATCAAAGGTAGTTTCATTGACTAGATCACCATAAAAGAATCGAATCTTGAGAAGATCCTCACGTCCACTCATTTCATTCTTTCTGCGAGTACAGTAGATATCATTACCATCATTGGTCTTGTAGATTCCAAGGATTCCCTTCTTCGAGTTCTTACCTGAGTCGGTGATAGGTTGCTTATACACGTCTCTCCATTCGCCATTCACCTGCGCCGCAGAACACTTCATGGCGAACTTGAGCGTATCTCTGTTCACCTGCTGGAGTAGCGCTCCACCCTGTCCAAATGCAATATTGTCTGCACTATATCCGGTTAGTGTGAGTGCGAATAGAATTGACTGAATGCTCTGATGATCGATACCATCTCCTTGAATGATTCGAACATTATTCAGAACTTTAAAACCCTTATCATTGACTACACTACCAAAGTGTTTATCAAGGATTTGAGCGCACTTCTTGACGACCGTTGCTGGATCGCCAGAGTCGGGACGGACTACTAGCGTAGCCCCGCTTTTAATTACGTCATCTTTAAGTTTGGTTCCCCAAAGTTCGCAAGCGGCGTAGATGTCGTAAGAATCTGATACGCATGCCACCAGTCCTCCTGGCTTAGCGTGTTTATTGACCATGTTTCGAAAGGAATCTTCTTCTCGGTCACGGCCCCAACTCGTGACCGTGGAGTGCTCCATGGCCGGAATTGAAAATCCCACTGGTCCTTTGGCTCCATAGTGCCGCATAATATGGACAAGAGCTTCGACCGTGTCCGTTCCCATAAAGTTAATGAGATGCGCCGCGCCTCCGATAGCCGCCGATTCAAGTGACGAAACTCCTCGAGCACCAAAGTCATGGAGCTTGAAGTTGATGAGGGATGGGTCACCGGTTCTCTTGAGTTCACGAAGAATGATCTCCTTTGAGTGATACGAGTTAGATGCAACGGTCGTAGGATACCAGATCGCACGAAGGAGAGCCGTCTCAAGAAATGAGGTGAGCCACCAGCACTTTGGATCAGTGTTAACGATTGAAACTAAAACGTTAGATGGAGGAAGAACAGTTCCCTCGTCGATACCCTTAATAAGGATAGGGAATTTGCCATGATGTTCAGCAACGATGTATTCCCATCCCTCTCGATAGAATGGTAGTCCGTGCGCTAGAACAATCTTTTCCGCCTCATCGATCATCTCGGTCGTGATTGGATTATCACGAAGATAATGAAGGAACGGCTGCAGACCATTGTACACTATCTTATTGTAGATGCCACCACGGGACTCGATGTATGAGTATACATGGGTCGTTCCCTCTGGATATTGGTTCCACTGCGAGTACTTGTATGAATCGGTATTAAGAATGATATTATTCTGTAGCATGTAAAACTCCTTTACATAGATGAGTAAGCGTCTATCGCTTACTTGATTGGAACGAAGTGAGAGATAATGTCGTAGTGATCGTCAAAGAGAAGCTCTCTCTTTACATCAACAAAAGGAACCCACATGGCTTTTTCGGCATCATCGGTTCCCTTGACTTTTGGAAGCTTCCATTCTCCTCCTTGAAGGACGATGTGGGCCGCAAAAGTGATAGACCTTCCGAGTTGAGACCTTCCACGAGCTGCGAAGTGTTCTACTCTCTTGACGGAACCACGGAGAACCTTTTCCGGAACATCGATGTTAGTCTCTTCTTTCAACTCTCGGAGGATTCCATCGAGAGGAGTATCATCCTGAACCGAATCAAAGTATCCTCCCGGTAGCGCCCAGAGTCCCTTACCAGGATGAGCTCGTCTCTTGACTAGGAGTATGTGCCCCGACTGCACAACAACGCTATCGCAGGTAACAGAAACAATAGGGTAAGGCAGCACTTTGTAACGCTCTCGATAAGCATCAACAACTTTCTTCTCCTCGAGGATATTCTTGAAATCCTCACTCTCTCGAAATTTCATTAGAAATGAGATGATGCTAGTCGGCATCACTCCGGTGAGATAACTTGGGTTGAACTTATCTGAGAAATATAGATTCCGAATATCCGTCGCGTCAAGAATCTCGATCTGTGGAGTTGGGATATACTCCCATTGTGGAAACATATTCAGATATCGAGTGGTCTCATCGTCTTTCTTATGGCCGATGATTCCAACTCGATCTCCGTCTTTAGTATGTTTTCCAACGAGTCTCTGAATCTGAGCGACCCATCCGTCATCATCATAACGAGTATCAATGGCATACTCAAACTTGAAGGTTGCTCCCGTGTGAGTGGCGAGCCTATTGATTTCGTACGCCATCATGGCACCACGTTCATACGCGGTCCATGGATTCTTAAATGTTCTTGGAGTAAATGCCGAACCAATAATGATAATGACTTGGTCGGTAAGTTTGCCAGCTTTTTCGAGGAGCTCGAAATGGGCATTATGTGGACCTTGGAAACGGCCGATAAGGACTATAGAGTCGTATGGTTTATTCATCTTCGCAAAACTCCTTTGCGTATATAATGAATGAGTCTATCTCATTCCTTGGTATTTATCTTGTGTTGTTGAAGTCTTTGTCTAGTCTTAATCATCACCATCATACATTGTTTGAGGCGATTCGATGTTACTGGAAGTTTCCCTCCCATCGAATTAGATAGACGCTTAATATAACCTATGGCATCACTGAGCGTCTCGATTGGTTTATCTGGTCCCACGTTCTCTAGGTTGTATATTGATGGTTGTTTCTTACTCATTCCTCTATAGCGAGGATCGCTGTAACTTTTGGAGTTCCAATAATTTTTGACCCAAACATCATTGGCTCCTTGGAATTGCGAAGCATTCCATGAATATCTTCTTTTGCTTGCTTCACAATTTGATCCATTGTGCAATTTGGTCCCCAACAACTCTTAGCTGGAATTTCGAGAGTTAGAGTTACGCGAGCAGAAACTAAGTTACTCATTATTCATCTCCAAAAAGAGTGGTTCCATTATAAGTGACCTTACAAGGTTCGATGATCTTCTTTCCAGTGAAGACTCGACCTCTTCCTCCGGTCTCTTCACTCTCCCACTCATCATACATAGGAATAGGAGGAACCTCAGTTCCGTTCTTAAGCGACCTCCAACACTGTTGAGCATAGACCCAAGTGATATTATGGCGATTATTTCCAAATACTTTAGCCATATCACTATCCCTTTAGAAGGTCACGAATGCAAACATAGGCAAGAACCCAGATAATAACAATAATAGGTCCAAGAAAAGCAAATACTGCGAAGGCTGTAATGATATCTGTAATCATCTGGAATTACTTAGAAATGAGGGGAGAGACATTGCTACCTCTCCCCCTCTAGCGCCGGCGGAGGAGGACCGGCTGGAAACTCCTTACTTCGAGATAGAGATCATCGGAGTGGCGTTACCACCCAGGACGATTTCAGGAAGCTTACCATCCCACTTCTCGAGCTTAGTCTGTTCGAGAATTTCAGGGTTCGCTCGGATGGCATCACCCTT